GCAAAAGAGTATAAATTATTAAATGAAAAAGGAGTGATTATTGAAAATGCCAAAGATGAAGACAAAGTTTTGGAACATAATGAAGAATGAAGAAGAAAATAGTGCAGATATGATTTTATACGGAACTATTGGCTCTGATGAATGGTGGGATGATATTTGCGATAAAACTTTTAAAGAGGATATTGCAAATCTAGGGGAAGTTGAAAATATAAACCTACATATTAACTCACCTGGTGGAAGTGTATTTGCAGCGGTGGCTATTGCTAATACATTGAAAAATCACAAAGCAAAAGTTACAGCATATATAGATGGACTTGCTGCAAGTGCAGCTACCATTATAACTAGTGCTTGTGATGTTGTAAAAATGCCAAAAAATGCTTTATTTATGATACATAATCCATTAACTTGGGCTTATGGAAATAAACAAGAGTTAGAAAAGACAGGAATCCTATTAGACAAAGTAAAAGATAGCATCTTAGAAACTTACTTAGCAAAAGCCAAAGATAAGACAAAAGAAGAATTATCGGCTCTTATGGATGAAGAAAAATGGTTTAATGCGGAAGAAGCTAAGGAATATGGCTTTATTGATGAAATAGTTGGAGAAATGGAAAAACCTCAAAATGTTAATAATTTATTAATAGTAAATAGTTTAGCTTTTGATATTTCTAAATTTAAGAATTTTCCTAATTCAAGACCAGCCGTATCTCCTAAGAATATAAAAGATGAGATGACTGTTGAAAAATTTATAAATTCTTATCCTGAAATATACCAAGAAATTCTAAATCAAGGTATTATTTCAGAAAGAAAAAGAATCCAAGAAATAGAAGATTTAGATGTAGCTGGTTATGATGAAATTATTAATACAGCAAAGTTTAATGAGCCTATTGATGCAGCAAATTTAGCATTGAAAATATTAAATTTGAAAAAGTTAAAAAATAAAAATACTTTGGAAAATATAATAACTGAAAGTCAAGCAACAGCAATTCCAGTAGCACCACTAAAAGATGAATCTAGTGGAGCAGTTGCTGGAATATCTGTTACTAATATTTTAAAATATATGAATAAAAAGACAGGAGGGAAATAATGAGTTTTATAGAAGATGGTAAAAAATATGGAGTAGACCAAATATTAAGTGGAACAGGGCATAAGGTTATGGAATTAGAAGTGCCACAAGGTAAAAAAGTTACAAGAGGTCAAGCTATAAATTCAGAAGCAGAATTGTCAGACGGCAGTGATTTATTTGGAATTGTTTTAGAAAATGCAGATGGAACAGCAGCTAAAACTAAGACAACTGTTGTGGTATTTGGTGAGGTTATTTATGAAGGTTTAGAGATAAAATCAGCAACAGTAAAAGCAGATTTTATTAAAAAAGCAAGAGAAAAAGGAATAATAGTAAAAGAATTGGGAGGTAGATATTAATGGCAGTATTAATAGATTTTTTAGGAGTATATGATCAAGCAGTTATAAAACCAAAGACATTTATTAGAGATATGTTCTTTGCTAAACATGAAACACATGAATATCCAAAATGGGAAATTGAATATAGAAAGGGAAGACAATTAGTAGCTCCTTTTGTATCTGAATTAATACCAGGAACAGAAGTAGTAAAAAGAAGTTATGCTTCTAAATATTATAGTGCTCCAAAGGTAGCACCAAAAAGAACATTCTCTGCAAATGAAATTTACTTTGCTAAATCAGCAGGAGAAACAATTTACGGAGGAATATCACCAGAAGAAAAGAAAGCTAAGTTAATTGGTGAATCATTTGCTGAATTTGAAGAACAAATTTCAAGAAGAGAAGAATTAATGTGCATTGATATGTTATTTAAAGGTTCAGTTGTTGTAAAGGGAGAAGGTGTTGAAGATAAGATAGAATATGGATCTATCCAAGAAATTACTCCATCTACTTTATGGACTCAACCAAATGCTGATATTGTTGGAGATATTGAAAGTGTAATAACTTTAATAGGAGAAACAACAGGACAAAAAATTGAACACATAGTGATGGATCCAGTTGCAGCTAGATTATTCACACAAAATGAAAAAATAGCTAAATTACTAGATATTAAGAATGCTAACTTTGGGCAAATAGATCCAAAAGAATTAGCAAGTGGAGCAATGTTTATAGGAATCTTAGCACCTTATAACATTCCAATATATTCTTATCAAACTCAACATTCAGTTTTAAAAGATGATGGAGTAACTTATGATACTAAAAAAATGATTCCAGAGGGTAAAGTATTATTTGCACCATCTAATAATGTGTTACACTATGGTCCAGCAGCAGATATTGCTAAGGGGGTTATAGTTGCTGAAAGAGTACCTTTTGAAGATGAGGATACAAAACTAAATACTTTGGAAATTAGAACAGAATCAAGACCATTACCTGTACCATTTGATATTGATGCTATAAAAGTTCTAAAAATAAAATAGGAGGATACTATGAAATTAAAAGTTAAACAAGCTCTTATTTATTCTGGAATTGTTTATAATCCAGGAGAAATAATAGATATTGCAGAAACAGAAGTTATTGAAAGGGTTAAAAATCTTGAACTTGTTGAAACAGAAGAAGTAGCAGAAACAGAAGAAACAAATTCAGATAATGAAGAAAAAGTAGAAGAAATAGAAGAAAGCAAATCTTCTAAAAACTCTAAAAGTAAAAAGTGATAGCTATGAACTTTAAAGATATGGTTGCAGAGGATATTTCAGGAGTATTTTTAAACTTAGAAGAATTTGGGGATAAGCATACTATTGGAAAAAAAGAAACTATCTGTATTTTAGATGAAGAAAGATTCCAAAACAAACAAAAGAATAGAAATAAATCCTTAGAAAATGAGGGAATATTTATGGAAGGGCTAACACTATTTATAGAGAAGTCCTTTTTTAAATTCCCTCCACATTCTGGGGAAAAAATTTTAGTTGATGGAATTAGGTACTATGTTGAAGAAACTAAGGAAGATATGGGATTACTTGAAATAGATTTAACGAGGTATGATGAAAAATGATAGGAGTAAAACTTGAAACAACAGGAATAAATGAAATAATAAATACACTTGGAAAATATGAAAGTGAGTTGCCTGCTTGTATTTCAAGAGCTATTAATCGTTCACTTGAAATGGTAAAAACTGAGCAAGTTAGAAAGACAATGGAGTCTTACTATTCTCAAAGAAGTAAATTAGGTAGTAGTATAAATATTTTTAAGACTAATAAAAATAATTTGCTGGGATCTATTATAAGTAGTGGTAAAGTTATTGGATTAGACCATTTTAAGCTAAATCCTAAGACAAGAAAAAAAGGAAAAATAGTTCAAGTAGCTGTTAAGAAAGACGGTTTAAAATCTTTACCAAATGCTTTTATAGCATATCATAGTGGAAAATTAGGAGCTTTTGAAAGAACTGGTAGATTTATTACAAAAAATGGTAGAAAAAGAGAAACTATAAAAAGATTAATGTCTGTTTCAGCTCCTCAAATGCTTGGTAATTTATCAATATTAGAATATTTACAAGGCTATGCAGATGAAAAGTTTAGAATGAGATTAGAACATGAAATAGATAGGGTGATAGGACTATGATTCTTGAAGTAGAAAAGTTAATATTTGATTTTTTAGTTGAGAAATTAAAGGATAAAAATATAACTGTATATCATGGACTTCTACCAGAAGTAAATCATGAGGATAGAGAAGAAGGAAAGAGTGAAAAAGACCTCTTTCCTTTTGCTGTTTTAAGAGTTACTAAGTTTGAACAGACTAGGAATGGGATAGATAGTTATGATGTACCAGTAGATTTAGAAGTATGGTTAGGTAGCAAAATGGATAAAGAAGAAGATTATTTAAGCAATTTATCTATTGGAGATTATTTGAAAAAAGAGTTTCTGAATGAGAGTACAGTAGATGGAAAATTTGCAATAGACCAATCTTTTCCATTTTCTATTGAATACTTTACATCAGAAGCAGAGCCTTATTTTTATTCTGTTTGCAGATTTAGAGTATTCGGAATACCTGATACTTCTGAAATAATTGATAGGAAAATAGCAAAACTTTTAGGAAGGAGTGGAAAATGAAAAAATATATTTATATGGGTAAAAACTTAGATTTACCTGAGTTTCTTTTTATAAAAGGAACTGTTTATTATGGTGAAGACATAGAAAAACTTATTGAGAAATATCCTTTACTTTCAAAGGTATTAATACCTGTGGAAGATTATCCAAAGATAGATAAAAATTCTCAATATTTTGATTCTATTGTTGATGAAATAGGAGGTAAAAATGGGCTATAAACACGGTACATACCAACAAGAAGGAGCAACAGCTTTTCAATTACCAGTAGTTTTAGACTATGGGCATTTTATAGTTGGAACAGCACCAATTCATAAAGTAAAAGCTGAAAACAGAAAAGTTAATGAAGTGGTAAGAGTAGGAACTTATCAGGAAGCTA